AGCACCAATCGTGGGTCTTGGTTCTCAGGTTATTTGGATATGGTGGTGTATTGAGATGGAATTAACAACGATGTTTTTACTCTGCCTGGCAATGGTACTGACACATTTAAGAAATTTAAAGGTCATGGGAACGACTACAAAGCTTCAAGAATTATGGAATCGGTATAAGTGGTAGCTGTATTATGAATTTCTTTCCTAAGCTCATCTAATCGCTTTCTAATAAGTTTTTTTTGATCATTATTAATATTATAAAATAAAGCTTTATATATTCTATTATATTCTGCCCAACGCACTTGTTTTTTAGTAAAAGCAATTACTTTCCGTTTAAGAGCACTAGTGTAATGTTCTCTCATTTCTTCAGGATCGAGTAATGCCCATTCACAAACTTCTCTATAGTCTCGTGATTCTTGGATAATCCAGTTATGAGCTTCAATCTTTTGCACTGATGACTTTCTATCAGAAAGCGTAATCATTGTATCATCAAATGCGTTTATAACGACAGCACGCCATAATTTGTGTTCAGAGTTAAGTCTTTTATCGATCACGGACCGAGTAAAGCTCAGTCCCATTAATTTATATAGATAAGGAGATGAGCTCATTAGTGAGCAAAATTTTTGACCAACTCCCTTATTATTCTTTTATAATTAGCAAGAATGCTTTTTTTAGTTTTTTTTGTAGCTCGTAATTTTATATAATCGACATACAAACTTTCGATTAATTCGTGTCTTTCATCAGGAGACATACCATTAGGATCAACCAAAAAGGCTACATCTTCATGTTCGAGCAGGTTATCCCATTCAAATTTATTTCTAGACATAATCATAGTATACCTCAGTCAAAAACTACTTACTATTCACACTCATTACTTTTTTTATAAATTGTGGGATCGTAGCCGTTAAGATTGTAATTAAATTTGTTGTTGTCTCTTTGATATTTGATGTTCTTTGATTTGAATGTTGGTAACTGACTATCGCAATTAGGACAAACAAATCGAAGATTTTCAAGCCTGTTATCTTTTTTTACCCCATTTATATGGTCAAGCACAAGCGATAAATTTTTTTTCTTCCATTCACCTTCGTTACCACAGAAGGTACATTCATAAGGAATAAGCTTTTCTTTAATTATTCTATTTTTTAAATGCGTATAATTTTTGTAGCTTGAGTTTTTGACAAACAACTTTTCGTTAGGTATTCGTGTGTACTTATTAGCCAAACGCCTTCTCCCGTCATTATAGGATAAAGGTTCGTGGTGCGTGTGTCTAGGTCATTGATTGTTCTCTTTTTTTCTTAAATTATAAATGTAAATGTTTTTACCGACAGTGTTTTTATAATATGCCTTCCCTTCTTTTAATGCCTGCTTAATTTTTTGAGCATAAGGTTTTAATTTGCCCTTGTATTTTGTTCTTATAGTTTTATCATGATATATTTTTTTATCATAAACTATAACTCTACCTTTGTTAGTCATGCCTTGAAATTGAAAATTACTAGCTTTGTAAACAATTCCAATATGATTATAATTTTTATCTGCATAGCTAATTACTTTAGAGTAAGTAGTATTTTTTTTTAACCACCTTAAAGTGAAACCAATAAAATAACTTTCAGTGTTTTTTGGTGTGTCATCTATACAACATAATCTACGCAGCTCTATAAGGTCATTTTCTTTTTTTACATATTTTTTCCAAACATTTGCCATGGCTATTTGCCCGTACATTATGACCCCAATCAAATTTTTATTATCAAACAATCCAAAACAATAATTAGACTTTAAACCATTTATATTTTTTGAATAATGCCAAGTTTCAACAAAATTTTTTATACTTTTTCTATCACATATTTTTATTTTGTATTTTTTTACACTCATTTAATTTTTTTAAATACAATGCTGCAATAGGGACACATTACTTTGTCAACCCCTTCGAGTGATAAGTAAATAAGAGGATGACCTCCTGAGTCTTCACCTCTGCAACATACTGTTTTTTCATTAAAGACTTGTATTGTTTTCATAATTTAGTTCGAGCTCCTGAGTGACCTGAGCCACCACAGGCATTACAAACATAAGTCGTATCTATTTCTTTATCAGCGAGCCTGTCACATTTTATGAAACCATTGCCATGACATTCTTCACAGACTTCATAAACTAAAACTTTTTCTTTCATCGTCATTCTTTTTCTTTCGTCACACATTCCTGTTTATATTTCGTATACCCACCAGGTAAAGTTAATGCAGGATTTTTAGGATCTGCTTTTGACCACCCCTTGTCAACCCAGACACAAGTATATTGTCGCTCATTGTTTTTTTTCTGTACAAAAAAATCGGCATTACTCCATGTATATAAATTAAAAACTAATCCTATTATTAATGTTTCCATTTTTACTCCTTATCTTTTTTTTGATCCCATTTATTTAATCTATATTTTTTAAACCAAATAATAGGGTCATTGCATTTAGCTGCTTTTATTTTTTTATTAATATTTTTTTTTTCAAAGTCTTTAACAATTTTTGCAATCGCAGTTTCGCAATCTGCATATCGAAAATTAGAAAAATGTTCCATATGTAATTTATCATTCAACTCAAACCAAAATGTTATTATGAAAAAATTAAACACCTGTCCCTAATTTCTTTTTAGCTTTTTCTCGTAAGATGAAAGTTTTTTCGTCATAGCATCCCCACCCTGTAACATCTTTATTTGTTGCAGCTTCATAGATATCTACTTGTTCCCATATTTTATCGTAGTCACAAATATCCACTTCGCCATAAACATGTTCCAGTCCGTTAGCTAAAAAAAATATTACGATCCATTTCATTTTATCTCTCTACAAAAAACTTTAAAATGATCTTCAAAATTATCACACTTAGTTACAACTAAAGCTTTCATTTTGTGACCACCATACTCAAAAAGAGTATCGGTTCTTACAGGAATTTTTGTTGGTATAGAAACGTAAATACCCTTTTCATAATCTTCATGAGGTTGTTCATCGTCTCTATAACCTGTGGCATAATTTTTATTATCTATGTAAACTAAAAATTCTGCCCATCTAGATTTAATCTCTGGCATTTGATTTTTTTCCTTTTTCTAAAAGATGTTCTGAAAAGGCTTCATAACTTGTGCCCTCTTTTTTAGCTTGATAACGAATTGTTTCATCAATCATTTTGCTAATCATATTATTAGGTCTTCTATATTTTACTGAGCATAGACCTTTTAATTTGTAGTAGCAATCTTTTCTTATAGCAACTGTGTGCCATTTTGTAGTATCCATAATTTTTCCTTATTTTAAATTAATATTAATTATAAATATATATGTTTAAATGTGATAGTGCAAGCCAATTGACATCTTTTATAATCTTTTTTATACTTTAATTATGAAAGGAAGTGAAAATGGCAATAGAGGAATTATTACATGCCAAGATGTCTTTAGAATCCAAGTGGAATGCTATGTATACTGAGAGTGGTGTTTACTCCATTGAGATGAAAGATATCGAGAAAAAAATTGAAGCTATAAAGCAAGCTTTGGTACTAGCCGATATAAGAGAAGCAAAAGCGAAATACTAACTCGCTTCACCAAAGTCTTTGCCTAAAGCAACGTCTACTACACTTGGAACCCTAAGTTTCACGCCATCCTCCATCACTGTCTTTATTTTCTGAGCATGCTCCTTAGAAGAAACATTAAAACATAACTCATCATGAATTTGTAAAAGAGCCAAATCACCTTGTTCATAACAATCAACGATAGCTTTCTTTGTTTGGTCAGCTCCTGATCCTTGAATCAATCTATTTAAAGCTTTATAAGTAAAAGCTCTTTTAATATTATTAGCACCATATTTTGCAGAAGCATTTTCAAATTTTTCAGGAGTATGAATACCAAAATCTTTTGTTTCCCACATATCAAAACGACATTTTCTTCCAAGTTTAGTTCGTATAACTCCTTCGCTGTTGGCTTTTTTCATACATCGATCAGATAATAATTTTACAAAAGGTGCTCTGCGATTAAACTTAGCTATGAGTGCACTAGCTTCATCAAAACCTAAACCCAACATGTTTGCTAATTTATTTTTACCCATGCCGTACATCAAACCAAGACCAATTGTTTTTGCCTGCTTTCTATCTATACCAACTAAGTCAGCCACAGTCTGATGAAAATCAGCATTAGCTTTTGTGTAAGCTTCGACAAGTTCCTGTGAACCCTCATAGCCTTCACCAATACTTGAAGCATAATGCACCACCAGACGAGGTTCTTGTTGAGAGTAATCAAAAGAACCCCATTGGTAGTTCTCTTCAGGAAGGAAAAGTCCTCTAATTATCGGTCCAAATTCTTTATTGCGTGCAGGTAATTGTTGTAGGTTGGGACTTGACATACTTAGTCTTCCACTGACAGTGCCTCCTGTATCAGAACGTAATTGATTTATTTCAGCATGGATTCTGCCTTTATATTCAAACTTCATTATCGAGTTTAAAAACGTGTTGTGAAATTTATTAATCTCTCTAGCCTGTACAATCAATTTAGAAATTTCATGATCAGAGTTTATTAACCAATTTTGCGTAAAGCTTGGTTCACCGCTTTTTTCAGTTTTAGGGTATGTGATACCTAATTTATCAAAACCAAAAGCAATTTGTCTTGCTGCCCAAATATCAATATCTTTTCCCACAAGTTTTTTTATTTTCAATGAGATATCTTTTTCTTTTTCAATAAACTTTTTTTGTAAAGAGGATGCTTTTTCAACATCAACTCGAATACCTTTTTTTCTCATCTTTATTAGTATTGGCAACAAACGTCTTTCAAGATCCCATACAGTCTCTAAACTTTGTGAATGTATTTCATGTTTAAATCTTTGCCATAAAAGAAACGTGAGCCGTGCATCTTGTTCAGCGTAATATCCAACATGTTCTGCGGGCAACATCCACATTTCAGCTTTAGGATCAACGCCATGAGCCTCAGCTGCTTCATTCAAATCTGTCTCCGCTTTTAACTCTCCTAAATAATCCTTAGCTAAAGCGTTTAATTTATAAGTGTATCTATTCTCATCGATTAAAGCTCCTGCAATCATGGTATCAACAATTTCTCCTTTAACTTCGATACCATAAGCGTTGAGCCATCCAACATCATATTGAGCATTATGAAAAATTTTTCGACAGGGCAATGAACAAATATCATTCATGTATCTTAATACTTGTTCTTTAATTAAATTACCACCGCCAAAATGACCAAATGGATAATAGCCTTGCCACCCTTCAGTAGCAACCGCAAAGCCAATTATCTCTCCTTGATTTGTTGCCCAACCAGCTCCCAGTCCATTATTTATGCCCTCATCCTTAGTTTCTAAGTCTATTGCAATTTCCTGTGCGTCTCCGAGATCTTTATATTCACTTGGAGCTGACCAGATGTGTTTTTTAAAATTAAATGTAAGTTGTAAGCTAGTCATTAGCCGCTCCTAATTTTTTCTGCCAAGTTGGTTCAGCATCGTCTGTTGGTAAATACACCTCAACATAAGCACCACAATTAGGACATGATAAATTTGTGACCATACAAAATTCATCGTGCTCATCTTCAATATCATGATCACCACCCCATATTAATTCTGTATTACAGTGCCAACATTTCATTTGTAATCTCTTTCTATTATCATGTCTATATAGTGCTTTGCTTTTAATAAATCCTCTTTACCACCTTTACCTTTGTGTCGGCATATATATTTTATAACATTACCCTCGGCAAAAAGTATTTTGTTTTCGTTAATAAATTGTGATGGTTGTATTTTAAATACTGTGTAATATTGACCACCTCTATCCCAAAGATCATTTTTCATTTAAAAAATCCTTTTTTATTTCATCTAATAAATCCATGTATCTCAGTTTGTTTTTGTCTTCTTCAAATTCTATTGTAAGCATCATCCTTGTGCCATTGTAATTTATGACCATGTGATCCTTTTGATTATTAAATATAAACCTGCTACCAGGATAATATTGTAATTCAATAATAGAATGGCTTACATCATTATATTCTCTAAAAAATGTATATGAAGTATTAGGTGTCATAATTAATGAGTTAATACACACACCTCTAGTGGAGTCTCTGTGCCAGTTATAAATTGTTTGATTTTCCATCTTTAAAACACCCGCTTTATATTTATGTTTGCCATACAACCATATGTAAAAATCATCCATAAAAAGTATTTTTAAAGGTATTGGTGTAGCTGTAAAATTAAAATATTTTACCCATTGTGTCTTAGGGTTAAAAATTATGTTGTGAAGTTCAGGACTATAGAATTGTCCAACAGGTAATTCTTCAAAATAAGGACTGGTCATTTTCTCTCCTGTAAATAAATTAAATAATCTTTTCCGATTGGGTAGTGAAATCGAAAGTCAGTAGATAGAATATGTAAAGTATCTTTGGCTCTTGTGACGGCTGTGTAATAAACTCTTTTCTCATCTGACTTTTCTTCTTTACTTTTTTTATCATAAGTTGATGCGTAATTAGTTTTTGAATAAATTAAAACATTATTAGCTTCACCACCTTTGACTGAATGTATTGTATCAATAATTATATTAGGGTCATTTGATAATATTTTCTGACCATAATTTTTTAACAACTGAACAAAATAGGTCACTTGATTATCTTTAAAATTTCTTTTCAAAACTTCCCACCAATTTTTTTTTAAAAAAGAATCATCCATGTCTAAGCCACACCATTCTCTTAAATCTTTTAAATCAAACATCTGAGTCTCAGGTATATTTTGCCAAAACTTTGGTGTTCTAAAATTAAAATCTTTTAGTTCTCTTAGGTATTTATACATGTTTTCTGCACTATTCCTACTGATTTTTTTATTATTGCTTATCTTTGTCCAAGATTTTATAGCCTCCCATTGCTTCACATCAAAACTTTTATTTCCCTTGTTATCAGAAAAATATAAGCCTACATCTTTTGCACACATTCTTAATTCATTAACAGTTGAATGAATTCTACCTAAAATATACCAGGTGCCCTCCAACGTGTGAAAAGGTATTTCACTAAAATTTAAATATCTTTTTACGCTGCCTTTTTTTGGTAAGCAGTCATAATCTTTTTCAACACTATCAAAAATTCCTCGTCTAATGATTTGAGAAAAACGATAAATCTCTTCACCAAATCTTCTTGTTTGTCTCAGGATAACTTTGCGACCAGGAAAATAAGTAGTGAAATATTTTGGATCTGCTCCGTTCCATTTATAAATACCTTGATCATCATCACCTGCTAAATAAATTTTTTTTACATTATCTGCCATTTTATAAATGACCGACCATTGTAAAGGTGTAAAGTCCTGAGCTTCGTCTAAGATTAAAATTTCAAGTGGAGGAAAGTCTACTTCATCAATTGACCTTGCAATCATATCTGTAAAATCAATAAACGAATCTTTTTTATAGTGCTCGTATGTGTCAATCTTTCTAAGAAAAATTTCAAGACTATCTTTTCTATAACTTTCTTTTTTATAAACTAGTTGAGGTTCTTGAAGCGTGTTTCGTGCTTTATCATACACGCCTAGTGACCAATCTTTATAATGAAAATTATCATCAGACAAACGATTATCAGATGTTTTAATTATCTTAGCTTGTAATGCATAATCAAGCATACAGTTTTTAGGATCGAAAACCTCTTCTTCAAAATAACGCCTGCAATATTTATGAAGCGTTTTAAATCTTTCAAAGTCATCCATTGTATATTGTGTAAAAGTTGCCAAAGCTCTGTCTCTTGCTGTGTCGACAGCTTTGTTGGTAAATGAAATAAAAGCGATGTCTTTTGGGTGTATGCCTCTAGCTAAATGTTTTTTTAAAACTCTTTCGATCAAGGTGTGTGTTTTACCAGTGCCTGGAGGACCAAAAATCTTAACTGTTTTTCTATACAGGTTTTTGTGCTTTTGTATTCCTGAACTTGTCATGATGTTCTTCATCCATTTCTGTAGAATTTTTATCTTTAGGTTTAATACTCTGATGACTTACAAAATCTGGCATATCAACAAACCATACATTTTTTTCACCTTCTTTATAATCGGCTCTTTTACATCCTAACATTCGTAAAGCGTCATAAGTAATTCAAAAGGACTAGGACCTTTTCTTGGTTTTGGTAGAGTCAACCAATATACTCTGTGTCGAAGTAGCTTAACTCTAAATGCTTTTTCATCTTTCATATCTTCAGGAGTCACACTAATTCGCTGTCCCTTGTAATCAAACTCATACCAAATATTTTTTGTATCCTGAATGTAATTAATATTTTCAAAAAATTCTATAATTTCAGGAACAGCTTCACCAATTCCTAAGCGTCTTGTTTTACATAATTCTTTATTACAAATTGGATTATACTCAGGATGTTTTGGTGGGCATTGAAATTCATAACCACCTTTATGCACTGACTTTGTTAATTGAGATACTTCGTTTTTACTTAAAGGTTTTGTAAAAATATTTGTGTTTCTGTGTTGTGCAATTTCTTCAAGTTGTTGTAATGTTAAAGTAGAATTCTTTTTCATTTCAAGCACAAGAACATTAAATAAAAAATTGTTTCTGTTATTACCGCTCCATCCCTCCTGAATTAATTTTTGTACACAGGGAGGATAATGTTTCCATTCACTTTCAGCTTCGTACTCTTCAACTTTTAATTCAAAAAATTTTTTAGGTTCTATCATTTGTTTTTTAGCAAGTTGAATAAATCTGCCAATCATTACAGGAGTATTGTTTTCATCAAAAGCAAATTCCATAGAAGCATTCATATTATGATAAGGCATATTCACTGCTTTATTGCATGGGAAAATTTCTTGAGCTAAAAAATATTGTTCGTTTATTTCGGATAATTTATCAGTAACTTTTTTTACATCAGCCATTTCTGTAAAAAAAATAAAAATGTGCAAGCCTCCTGATTTTGATTTCACTGGCACAAAAGGTAATTTATATTTTTTAATAATTTGTACATATTTTTTTTCTGAATAATCTTTGTAATTGTTAGGATCCACATCAATGCAACCCCATTTACACTGACCATTAATTTCAGGTTTAAGACCTAATCTTATTTTCCCATTAAGATGTTGACCCCAAACGTCAGCCGTGACTGATTCGTGGATCGTGGAATAGTGAGCCTGCTTCTTACCTCTCTCATCGTCCTCCCCAGTAAGGGAGGACTTGAGGTAGCGAGAATTGTCACTAGTAAACAATTCAAGAATTTGTTCCTTCATTAGAAAGGAACATCTGAATTGGCATCAGCTTGTTGAGCTGGTTGCTGAACAGATTCTGTGCTTGTTTTTTTATTTTCTTCATCAAATGCAACAGTTCCAAAAATATCAGAAGTCTTTGCACTTTCATAAAAACCTTTTACGACTTCTAGAGTAGCAAGGTTGCTTTCAGGACTTAAAATTTTATCAAACTCAATAACCCATCCATACCATGAGTTTTGTGAATTTGATTCTTTTGTTGTCGTTAATTTATACACTTGACTCCAATGAGGTGGACAAAAAAATCCTTTTGATCCTTTAGCTCTTCTCGACTGCAGCATTGAAGTCCAAAGTTTGGATTTCTTTTTTTGTGTAGACTTCATAGTAATTAACGCTGTTTCAACAGGTGCATAATTTTTATCAAGTATATAAACAAAATGATTTCCTGTATCTTCAACATAGTTTCCATTTTCTAGTCTATCTTTTCCGTCATCAGAACGTGTTGTTAATTTGTTGATATCAAAGTCTCTGTTATGTATAGCAATTGGTCTACCAGGTGAGTCACCTCTATCTTTCCATTCATTAAAAGTATTTATAAATAAACAAGGTGCAACTAACACACCTTCTTTACCTTTATATAAACTACCAGTAATTTCATTATAGATATCACCTTGTCTTGCTTTCTCATTAAATTTGCCATCGCTCTCATCGAGAACTGGTGAATTAGAATAAAGTATTTTTAGAATCGGTAACTTGGTGTCACGAGCTGTAATAAACTCTCCACCCTCATTGGCATGTTCTTCAAGATTAAACTTTTGAGGAACGTTATTTTTTTTTTCTGTAACTTGGTTCATGATTACTCCTTCGTTTTAATTGATGTTTGGTTTGTTACAAATACTGAAAACAAATCAGTTGGAACCTTCTGACCATTTTGTAATTTTTCTCTTACAAAAGCTTTCAACGTGTTCGGTTCAACTTTTTCGTTTTGACTGACATTGTATCCTTGTTCTTGTAAATTTTCAAAAAGTTTTTTAGCATCGCTATCTTCTGCTCTACCAAAATTCAAA